GATATAAATCAGCTGCACTGTTGATTCATTCCGTTGTTGGCCCTCATTATGTGATGGTTTATTCTCCTTTCCATAAACTTTTAATAGTTTATGTTTGAGTTTATTTATGGTTTCTTATAAGTCACCTTAAGTGCTACGCAAATAAACTACTAACAATATATTTTTGGGAAGAAAGGAGTAATAAGTATGACGAAGAAAGTAAAATTACCGTCTGATACTCCAAAGAAGAAAGAGATCAGACCTGCGTTAACTCCAGAGGCCAGAGAAAACCAATTGATATATTTGGCTACTGAACTAGCTGAGCAACAATTGAGAGATGGTACAGCTTCATCACAAGTTATTACTCATTATCTCAAACTCGGTTCTTCAAAAGAGAAGATTGAAAAAGAAATTCTAGAAAGACAGAAAGATTTAATCACTGCAAAAACAGAAGCACTTCAATCTGCTAAACATATAGAAGAACTTTATGCCAACGCTATCAATGCTATGAAATCGTATAGCGGTACTGGAGGTCATGAGAATGATGAAGAAGAATATTAGAACATATTCTGAATTGTCTAAACTTAAGACATTTAGAGAACGATACGAATATTTAAAACTTGATGGAACAGTTGGTGAAGAAACTTTTGGTTTCGACCGATATATTAATCAGATGTTTTATAAATCTGAGGAATGGAAACGCATAAGAAATTATGTCATAACTAGAGACAACGGATGCGATCTAGGAATGCCAGATCGTAAAATAGTAGACAGTGTGATTTTGGTTCATCATATGAATCCTATAACTAAAGAAGATATAATTAACAAGAACGAGATATTGTTAGATCCTGAATATTTAATCACAACTATAAAACCAACACATGATGCTATACATTATGGTGATGAAAGTTTATTAGCTGAAGATTTAGTTATAAGATCTAAGAATGACACTTGCCCTTGGAAAAGATAGGAGGAATAATCATGAGTAAAAAATCCAAGAAGAAAAATAATCTAAAGGAGGAGAAGATTATGGAAAATAATAATATTGAAGAATTAAACCAAAACATAGAAGAAGTTACTGAAGTAACAGAAGAAACTACAGAAGAAAGTACTGATGAAGTTAATGAAACTGTAGAACAAGTAGAAGAAACTGTTAATGAAGTTGAAGAATCAACTAATGAAACAGAAGAAACTACAGAAGAAGTAACTGAAAAAGTTACAGAACCTGAGGTAATTGTACCTAACATCGAAGATGGTGTTGAAAACAATGAAGTTATAGGTAAGATTAGTGGATTTGAAAAACTATATGTTAGAAAAGAAGCTAATAAAGATTCTGAACCAGTAGGAATAGTTACTAGCAAAGATGATTTATCAATAGATATTGCTCATTCTACTGATGACTTCTATAAAGTAATTACATCAAACGGTTTAGAAGGTTATTGTGTTAAAGAATTCGTCAAAATAGATTAGAGGTGATATGTTATGGAAGATACGACTGAAACTTTAAACGAAGTAGAAAATGTTTCCACTGAAGATGATAAAGTAGATAGTAGTATACTAAATAGCATAAAGAAATTGTTAGGTATTGCAAAAGAATATACTCAATTCGATACCGATATAATTATGCACATCAACTCTGTATTTATGGTTCTTAACCAGTTAGGAGTTGGTCCTGCAAAAGGATTCAGAATTACAGGTCCTGATCAAAAATGGGAAGACTATATCACAGATGACGATAATTTAGATGCTATCAAAACTTATATACATCTAAAAGTAAAAGTGGTATTTGATCCACCTCTTAATTCTACAGTTATGGAGGCTCATAAACAAATGATCTCCGAACTCGAATGGCGATTAAACGTTCAAGCTGAAGAGGAGGTTTAACCATGTGGGAATACAATAATTTAGATGAACTATATCATCATGGCATACTTGGTATGCGTTGGGGAGTTAGAAGATTCCAAAGAAAAAATGGTAGTCTTACACCAAGAGGTAAGAAAAGAAGAATGTCTCAAGATGCTGTAGAGGCTAAAAAGTTGGGTAAGAAAAAATTATATGAAATGAGTAATGATGAAATCAAAACTCTTAATAAACGTAAACAACTTGAAACTGATTATAAGCGTCTAAACAAGGGACAAATAGCAAAAGGCATGGCTATAGTTGGAAGTACTGCGGCATTTACTGCTTCAGTAATTACAATAAAGAATAATGCTCCACAACTTATTAAGTCTGGAAAGAACGCTGTTAGTGCTTTGAAGAATTTTAGGTTGAAATAGGAGGTGTAGTCATGGCTTTATCTAATAGAGCTATTCCGAAATATTACGGAGCATTTCGAGAAGCTGTTATGCGTGGTGATATACCAGTTAATGAAGAAATTTCTATGGAGATGCATCGTATAGATGCTTTGATAGAAAATCCTGGTATTTGGTATGATGATGAAGCTGTTGAAGGTTTTATACGATATTGCGAAAATGAATTAACACTAACCGATGGGGAAGATTTAGTATTACTTGACACATTCAAATTGTGGGCAGAACAAATCTTTGGTTGGTATTATTATGTTGAGCGTAGTGTTTATGTACCATCTCGTGATGGACACGGTGGACATTATGTTAATAGACGTATTAAGAAACGTCTTATTAATAAACAATTTTTAATAATAGCCAGAGGTGCTGCTAAATCGCAATATGAATCATATATTCAAAGTTATTTCTTGAATGTAGATACATCAACAACACATCAAGTTCATACTGCACCAACAATGAAACAAGCAGAAGAAGTGCTATCTCCTATTAGAACTGCCATAACTAGAGCTAGGGGCCCTCTATTTAAATTCCTTACAGAAGGATCTATTAATAACACAACTGGTGCTAAAGCTAAACGTGTTAAATTAGCTTCAACTAAAAAGGGAATCGAGAACTTTTTAACAGGTTCGTTATTAGAGATAAGACCCATGTCTATAGATAAATTACAAGGTTTAAATAGTAGGATTAATACTATCGATGAATGGTTATCCGGAGATGTTCGAGAGGATGTCGTTGGTGCTTTAGAACAAGGTGCATCTAAGAATGAAGATTATTTGATCTTAGCTGTTAGTTCAGAAGGTACAGTTCGTAATGGACCGGGTGATACAATCAAAATGGAATTAATGGATATCTTAAAAGGAGAGTATAACAATCCTCATGTATCCATATGGTGGTACAAATTAGATTCCATTGACGAAATAGCCGAACCAGATAAATGGATTAAAGCTAATCCTAATCTTGGTAAGACTGTTAGCTATGAAACATATCAATTAGATGTTGAAAAAGCTGAAAAAGCTCCAGCTAATCGAAATGATATATTAGCTAAAAGATTTGGTATACCTATGGAAGGTTATACATATTTCTTTACTTATGAGGAAACTTTAAAGCATCGTAAACGTGATTATTGGAATATGCCTTGTGCGTTAGGTGGAGACCTTTCACAAGGAGATGACTTCTGTGCGTTTACTTTCTTATTTCCATTACCTAGAGCAGAATTTGGTATAAAGACTAGAAACTATATAACTGAGCGTACATTAATGAAATTGCAACCAGCAATGAGAATAAAGTATGATGAGTTTATAAGAGAAGGCAGTCTTATAGTTATGCCGGGTACTGTTTTAGATATGATGGCAGTATATGAAGATTTGGACAATCATATAATCGAAAGAAATTATGATGTTCGTGCTTTTGGGTTTGACCCTTATAATGCTAAAGATTTTGTTGAAAGATGGGAAAAAGAGAATGGTCCGTTTGGTCTTGAAAAAGTTATTCAAGGTGCTAAGACCGAATCTGTCCCATTAGGGGAGTTAAAGAAAATGGCAGAAGACAGACTATTATTATTTGATGAAGAGTTAATGACATTTACAATGGGTAATTGTATTACTCTTGAAGATACAAATGGTAATAGAAAGTTGTATAAAAAGCGTTATGATCAGAAGATAGATGCCGTTGCGGCTCTAATGGATGCTTATATCGCTTATAAAAATAATAGAGAGGCTTTTGAATAGGAGGAATAGCCATGTGGAAATTTAATGAAACAAACGAGTTGTATACTCCTGAACTTTATCATAGTTCATTTGAGCTATATCATTATGGCATATTAGGTATGCGATGGGGTCATCGTAAAGGTCCTAGTAACACTCAAAAACTACGTAGATATAAACGTTTAGAAAAGCGTATGAAAGAGAATAAAATGACTGATAGAAAGATTCGTAAGGAAGGTTCAAAAACAGTCAGACTTAAAGGAAAGATTAAATTAGGTGTTGCTGGACTTAATGCTGGAATAGGGGCTTCATATGTTAAAGATTTAATTAAACATCCTGAATATAGTAAAGGTAAAAAAATAGCTTGGGCTACATTGGCTGGTTTATCCGCTATTAATACATATTCATATGGAAAAGAAGGTTTACGTGAATATAATAGAGCCACTGCTTCAGAAGTAGCGAAATATGAAAAGAAATATGGTAAAGGAGGAGAATAGTCATGTGGAAATATAATAATACTAATGATTTACCTGGTGATTCTTTGTATCATAGTGCAGATGAACTATACCATTATGGTGTATTAGGTATGAGATGGGGACATCGTAGAAACCCTGAAGTAAGAGCAGCGCACAAAGAATACAAACAATCCAAATGGGGTTATAGAAAAGCAGCTGTTAAGAATTTAAAAAATGCATTTAAGAAATCTAGTTGGACAGCTGGTGTGGATAACGCTAAAGCTTATAAAAAGAATCATAAAGAATTATTTACAGCTAGAGATAAAAGAGAAAAAGCAGCTTTTAAATTAATAGATGCTGCTGCAAAAGATGCATATAATAAAAAACTTGCTAAAACCGGATCTAAAGCTAAAGCAGAAAAAGCTTCAATGAAGGTTCATATAAAAGCCATGAATCAAAATAGATATGGTTCAGGTAGAGTTGGAAGTGTTGCCGACTCACAAAAACGTCATGGCGTAACAAATGGTAATGCACATTATTATAATCATTTAGTAAAAGCTAAAGGTAAGAAATACGCTAATGCTGTTGAAAGGAAGTATAATAAGAAGACTACTAGACAGTTAATAGCTGCTGTTGGTATAACAGCTGGATTAGCTGCAGTAAATCATTATTATCAAAATCATTAGAAACGGAGGTATAAAATATGGAATTCACTTTGGGTGAAAGAATTAAGCATGCTTGGAATGCTTTCCGAAATCGTGAACCAATTACTAACCGTGGCGAATATAATTACGGTACATATTCGAGACCAGATCGTGTTCGCTTAACAAGAGGTAATGAACGTTCTATTGTAACCTCTGTTCTGAATAGAATAGCTATGGATGTAGCTGCTCTAGAAATAAAACATTGTAAAACAGATGATCAAGGTCGATTCCAAGAGGAAATTCACTCTGGATTAGATAATTGTTTGACGTTAGAAGCAAACATCGATCAAACATCTAAGGCACTATTGCAAGATATTGTTTTAACAATGTTTGATGAAGGGTGTGTAGCATTAGTACCGGTTGATACTAATGAAAATTTATTACACACTAATTCTTATGATATAATAACTTTAAGAGCTGGTAAGGTAACTCAATGGTATCCATCAACTGTTAAAGTATTATTATATAATGATAGAACTGGAAGAAAGGAAGAAATTACTTTACCTAAATCCAAAATAGGTATAATTGAAAATCCTTTATATGCTGTAATGAATGAGCATAGTTCAACTCTACAACGTTTAACGAGAAAATTAAACTTGTTAGATAGTATAGATGAACAATCCGGTTCTGGCAAATTAGATCTCATCATCCAATTGCCTTACGTTATAAAATCAGAGGCTAGAAGAAATCAAGCCAATGAAAGACGTAGCGAGATTGAGCGACAATTGGCCGGATCTAAGTATGGTATAGCATATACCGATGGTACAGAAAAGATAACACAGTTGAATCGTCCAGTTGAAAACAACTTGATGAAGCAAATTGAATACTTAACGAGCATGCTATATAGCCAGTTAGGTATCACACAGGAAATCATGAATGGTACAGCTAACGAAGAAACAATGTTAAATTATTATTCTCGTACCATAGAGCCTATCATAAGTGCTATAGCTTTAGAAATGAAACGTAAGTTTCTTACTAAAACAGCTAGAACACAAGGCCAAACCATCATGTACTTCAGGGATCCATTTACTTTGGTTCCATCTGAGAAACTTGCTGAATTAGCTGATAAGTTTACTCGTAATGAGATACTTACTTCTAATGAATTCAGAGGTATTATCGGGTATAAACCAAGTTCTGATCCTAAGGCAGATCAACTTATCAATAGTAACCTAAATCATTCGAAAGAAGAATTAGGAAACGCTGTTGAAAACACTGTGCCTCCTGCTCAAGAGGTAAATCCGTCCGTTCAGCCTTCTGAGAATGGAGAAAACAGTCAAAATGGAGTTGAACAAACTGCCGAGGATGAAGCCGAATATACTAAACGTGTGTTTGCTTCATTGACTGATGAACAAAAAGATGCGGTATATTATGTTATTGGCCAAATCTTAGGTGATGAGCAAGAAACAGAAGGGAGGTAACCCGTAATGGATTACGATTTTAGTGGTTGGGCTACCAGAAATAATATCGAATGTTCCGATGGTAGAACAATCATGAAAGATGCTTTCAAAGATAATGATGGACAAAAAGTTCCATTGGTTTGGAATCATCAACACGATGACCCTAATGAAGTTCTAGGTCATGCCTTACTTGAGAATAGAAACGAAGGTGTTTATGCTTATTGTAAGTTTAATGACACAGAATCTGGACAAACCGCTAAATCTCTAGTAGTTAATGGTGATGTGGATAAATTATCAATTTATGCCAACAAACTTAAATCTAACATGGGACAAGTTGTTCATGGTTGTATTAGAGAAGTAAGTTTGGTTTTAGCAGGTGCTAATCCTGGTGCCTATATAGATTCTGTAGTTGTGCATGCAGATGGTGCCGAAGATGAAGAAGAAGGTACTATTTACACTGATGAACAAATTAGTGTTAATGTGGAACATTCAGAAGAGAAATCTGAGGAAAAGGAGGAAACTAAAATGAACGATAACTCAGAAATTAAACATGCCGAAGCTGAAACAGAAGAAAAAACTGTTCAAGAAGTATTCGACACTTTAACAGACGAACAAAAAGATGTAGTTTATGCTATAATTGGCGAAGCTGTTGAAGAAGCTAAAAATGACGCCGGAGATGAAGATGAAGGCGAAGAAGAAGGAGAGGAAAATATGAAACATAACGTATTCGATAACGATAACAATCGTGAGGATGTTCTTGCTCATTCAGAATTCGTTAAAGCTGCTATAGCAGATGCTAAAAAATACGGATCAATGAGAGAAAGTTTCATCGCTCATGCTGAAGAAGAAGGATTAGAATGGAACGAAAATAACGATTTTAGTCCATTATTCCCAGACGCAACTAATATCAATAGAGAACCAATAATGGTTGAAAAAGATAATAGTTGGGTTGCAAAAGTTATGGCTCAAGTTAAGCATTCACCTTTCTCTAGAGTTAAAAACACTTTAGGTAGAATGGATGAATCTACAGCTAGAGCTAAAGGTTACATCAAAGGTTCTAAGAAAGCTAATATCCAAATGGCTGTATTAAACCGTGTAACTACTCCAACAACTGTTTATATCAAGAATGATATTGACAGAGATGATGTAATTGATATTACAGATTTCGATGTAGTAGCATGGCAAAAGAAAGAAATGCGTAAGCAATTAGATAAAGAACTTGCTTTAGCTATGTTATTAGGTGATGGTAGAGATGTATCTGATCAATATAAGATTAATGAACAAAACATTAGACCAGTTGTATCAGATGATGATTTATATACTATTAAATATGTAGTTACTGAAGGTGTTGATTATAACAATGCTGGTAACTCACACAGTGAAAACGATTCTGTAGCAAAAGGTATTATCCGTGCTGCTTTAAAAGCTCGTAAGAACTATAAAGGATCAGGAAGACCAACTTTCTATACTACAGAAGATTGTTTAACTGATATGTTATTAATCGAAGACCAAAACGGTAGAGTAATTTACGATTCAATCGATAAATTAGCTACTGCATTAAGAGTTTCTGAAATAGTAACAATTCCAGAAATGGAAAGTAGAACAGACATCTATGGTATAATTGTTAACTTAAATGACTATACTGCAGGTGCTGATAAAGGTGGTAGTGTTAATATGTTCGATGACTTCGATATTGACTACAACCAAATGAAATACTTAATGGAAACTAGAATGTCTGGTGCATTAACTCAACCATATTCAGCAATCGTATTAAAGAAAGCTGGAAACGCTTCTAATAACGACAATAACGAAGTTGTTGGTGGATAATTAAACAGTATAAAGAATAGGAGGTAGTCGTTAATATGAATAACGAATACATAGAACAATATTCTGATATTAATGTTGAAGGTGTTGAACTATATGTTAAAGATACTGCTGATGGTTATGCTTATTTAGATAAAGATTTTACTAATAAAATAAGTTATAAAAAACTTGAGCATACATTTAAAATGAATGATGTTGTAGTTATTGACCATGGTAAATCTTGTCGTGGTATATCAATGGAAAAAGTCGAAGATGATATTGTAGTATCATATTTATACCCATCTATTGATAATAATACAGTAATAGTTACACCTAAACAAATAAAATCTTTTGAAGAATATTTAGTAACAGATACTGAAATAGCTTCAGATGAAGATTTATTAGGTAAAGTCGTATCAGATTTACAAGATTCTATAAAAATAGAAGAAGATAAAATAACTGGAACATTAAAACATGTTACTGGTTATACAGGATTTAGTTCTAAAACAGAAGAACAATCTGGTAATTATTTAGCTCTTCATAACATTTCCAATATTGGAGAACCAATATTTGTTGAAGTAATCAACGGATTCTCTGGTCCAGTACAATTAGATGCTGATGGAATAATTGTATTAAGAATAGCTAATAACGAACAAAAAGTAAAAGTTACTTGTGGTGATTTAGTTAAAGAATATTCTTTATCAGAATTAACATTACAAGATGCTTAGTTAAGGAGGAATTCGAATGGCTAAATTCTATGGGAATATCGGTTTCTTAGACACCGTCGAAACAGAACCTGGTATCTGGGAAGAAACATTTCAAGAAAAACCATATTATGGCGATCTTGTTAGAAATACTAGTAGATGGCAACCAGCTGGAAAAGTTAATGATGATATTTCGTTGAGTAATAGTATTAGTATTGTTGCCGACCCATATGCCAGCGATAACTTCCAAAAAATGAGATATGTTGAATTCTTGGGTGTTAAATGGAAAATCGAATCAGTTGAAGTTCAATACCCAAGATTGATATTATCAATAGGAGGTGAATGGCATGAGCAAACGTCTGGAACTACACAATAAATTAGTGGAGTTATTTGGCAACAATCATGTATATTATCAACCTCCAGAAGGCCTTAAGATGGAATATCCATGTATAAGGTATTCTAAAAGTGATATTACCAGTCGCCATGCTGATAATATAAATTATGTCAATAAAACTAGTTATGAGATAGTTGTAATTGACAAACACCCCGATAATGTTGTTATAGAGAAGATATTGGAACTTCCTTTATCTTCCTATGACAGACATTACATATCTGATAATCTAAATCACGATGTGATTAGAATATATTATTAATAAGAAGGAGGAATATAGATATGTCTAAATTAAAATGGGATCAAACAGGAGAAAGACTTTATGAAACTGGTGTAAGTAAAGGTGTTCTTTACCCATTAGCTAATGGAGCTTATCCTACAGGTGTAGCTTGGAATGGTCTTACTGCAGTAAACGAAAATCCTTCTGGTGCAGAACCTACTCCATTATATGCCGATAATATTAAATATCTTAACTTAATGTCTGCAGAAGAGTTTGGTGCAACAATAGAAGCATATATGTATCCAGATGAATTTGGTGCATGTAATGGTGAAGCTGAATTAACAGCTGGTGTTGCCATTGGTCAACAAGCTCGTAAATTATTTGGTTTATCTTACCAAACTAAAATTGGTAGTGACCAAGATAATGATCTTGGATACAAGATTCATTTAATTTATGGTGCATTAGCTGCTCCAAGCGAAAAAGCTTATGCTACTGTAAATGATAGTCCAGAAGCTATCACATTCTCTTGGGAAGTTTCAACTACTCCAGTTGAAGTAACTGGTTTCAAACCAACTGCTTCACTAGTAATTGATTCAACTAAAGTAGATGCTACTAACTTAGGTAAATTAGAAGATATATTATATGGTTGTGATGCACAAGAAGCTGATCCAGAACATGGTATACCAGCTAAAGAAGCCAAAGTTGCTAGATTACCACTTCCAGATGAAGTATTAGATATAATTAACGGTACTCAAATAGGTGGTTAATTATTAAATTTATAGGGGTTTTAGACGCGTTTCTAACAACCCCTCTTTTTTAAATTTGAAAGGAGAAATAAAAAATGATTGCAAAAACTATTAAATATAAAGATTATAATGGAACTGAGAGAGAAGATAAATTCTTCTTTAACTTAACTCAAGCTGAAATTACAGAAATGGAATTAAGTGTTGATGGAGGATTAGCTGATATGATCAAAGGTGTTGTAGAAGCTAAAAACCAACCTGAAATAATTAAAATATTTAAGAAACTAATTCTTAAAGCTTATGGTGAAAAAACAGCTGATGGTAAAAGATTCAGAAAGACTGATGATAATGGTGCTCCATTATCTATAGCTTTCTCTGAAACAGAAGCTTATTCTAAATTATTCATGGAATTAGCTACTGATGATGCTAAAGCTGCTGAATTTGTTAATGGTATTATGCCAGCTGACATAGATAAAGCAAAACTACAAGCTGAAGTTGAAAAACAAAGAAAAGAATTAGAACAATCAGAATCAACTGATAATCAACAGTAATTGGTGAATGGAGGTAACAGAGATGCTTCAAATAAAAATTCCAGCTACGGAAGCATGGGATGAAAACAAAGAAGAGTTTGTTCAAACTTCTCATGAGCAAGTGTTGCAATTGGAGCATTCTCTCGTATCCATTTCAAAATGGGAAGCAAAGTGGTGTAAACCATTTTTGACTAAGGAAGATAAAACTTATGAAGAGACATTGGATTATATAAAATGCATGACAATTACACAGAATGTAAAAGATGAAACATATGAACATTTATCAAAATCCAATATAGATGAAATAAATAATTATAAGTCGGAACTAGTAGAGAGACTATTACTTCTGAATTAATATATTATTGGATGATAGCATTAAATATACCGATGGAATGTCAGAAATGGCATATTAATAGATTGTTAACACTAATAAGAGTGTGCAATATTAAAAATACTCCTCCTAAGAAAATGAATAAGAGAGAAATTGCTAGTCGTTATGCTTCGTTGAATGCTGCTCGTAGAAAACAGTTCAACTCAAGAGGTTAACAAATTATGGCAAGAGTATTATGTCTATTTGCCATTAGGTACTGTAACCTGATGTATAATAGGGTTATAGTACTTTTACTATAGTTTATTAAATGATTGAAGGGTGGTCGAATAATGATAAGTTTCAAAGAAAAAGGAGACTTTTCGAAGTTGAATGGTTTCCTAGAAAGAGCTAAGGAAACTATCAAACTCGGAGATCTAGATCGTTATGGTCGTCAAGGAGTGGAACGCTCCGCAACACCAAAAGTCACCGGACGAACTGCAGAATCGTGGCACTACGAAATTATACGAGAAAAGGAATCAGTGTCAATTTCTTTTTACAATTCAAATATCAATAAAGGCGTTCCAATTGCTATAATTTTACAATATGGACATGGAACCAAAAATGGTGGTTGGGTAGAAGGAAGAGATTATATAAATCCGGCTATACAACCAATATTCGATAAAATAGCGGAAGACGCATGGAAGGAGGTTGATAATGTATGAGTAAAACAGTTGACTCAAAAGTAGTTGAGATGCGTTTTGACAATAGTAATTTTGAAAAGAACGTAAAACAATCTATGACCACATTAGATAAACTAAAACAAGCTCTTAAGTTAGATGGAGCCACTCAAGGTTTAACTGCTGTCGAACAACGTGCAAACAGTATTAAATTTCATGGTCTAGCCGATACTGTTGATAAAATAGCTGATAAATTCTCAGGTCTAGAAATGATCGGTACAATGGCTATGATTCGTTTAACTAATGCTGCTGCAAATGCTGGTATCAATTTAGTTAAATCATTAAGTGTTGATAACATATTAGCTGGTTGGGAGAAATTACAACAAAAATCTAATTCAGTATCAACGTTATTATCTCAAGGTTATGATATGAGTACCGTTGAAACTCAAATGGAAAAACTTAACTGGTTCTCAGATGAAACAAGTTATAACTTTACAGATATGATTGATAATATTTCTAAATTTACAGCATCTGGTAAAGGTTTAAAAGAATCAACAACAGCTATGCAAGGTATAGCATTATGGGCTGCTAAATCTGGACAAAATGCGCAAAAAGCATCATTTGCAATGTATCAATTATCACAAGCATTAGGTGCTGGACAAATGCGTTTAATTGACTGGAAATCTATACAAAATGCTAACATGGATACAGTTGAGTTCAGGGAACAAGCTATTAAAGCAGCTATTGATTTGGGAAAACTTAAAAAAGTTGGCGAAAACACTTATCAATCTTTAGTTGGGGATAAAGCTACATTCCATAGAGATCAATTTTCAGAAAGTTTATCTAGAGGTGCATGGTTTACTTCCGATGTAATGATGGAAGTTTATCAAAGATATGGTAAAGGCGCAGATCAAGTTAAGAAAATAATTGATACAATGGATGAGAAGTTTGGTAAAGATCTTCTTGCCATGGATATTATTAGCGCCTATAAAGCTATGAATAAACTTAACAAAAGTGGTGAAACACTTGAAGAAGTTATGTCTGACGTTGGATTAAAAGGAGACGCCGCTAAAGCATTCCAAGAAATGATAGGTCAATTAGACAAATTTGGTATGAGTGCTTTAATAGCAGGTCAAGAATATAGAACATTCACAGATGTAATCAATGCTACTAAAGATGCTGTTAGTACTAAATGGATGACCGTATTTGAAACTATTCTTGGAAATGTTGAAGAACAAAAAGAATTATGGTCTACAATTGGTGAGCAATTCTATGAATGGTTTGCTGAACCAGTTGATAGATTACAACAAAAATTAACTAAATGGGCTAAATTAGGCGGAAGAAATGATTTATTCGAAGCATTTGGTAATATAGGAGAGGCTATACATGCTATAGTCAAACCAATAAAAGAAGCTTGGAAAGAAATATTTCCACCTAGTACTGCTGAAAGTTTAGTAGAATTAACTAAAAAGTTCAAAGAGTTTACAGCACAACTAAAAATAAGTGATAAAACAGCTGAAGCTCTAAAGAGTATATTCAGAGCTGTATTCTCAGTAATGAAAACCGGTATACAAATAGTTAAAACTTTAGCTAGTGCACTATTTAAATTAATAGGCGTGTTCAGACCTCTTGGTGAATTAGCGATGACAGCCATTGGTTTCTTGGCCAAATGGGTTGATAAGACAGCTGAAGCAGCTAGAAATTCAAAATGGTTATCAAATGCCGTTGGTACAGTTGTTGAAGCTCTAAAGAAATTTGCCGACGCTGTTGGTAAAATGATTAAGAAATTCTTAAGTTATGAATCATTTGTAAATTTCTTTAAAGGATTATTTACTTTAATTAAAAATATTGGTTTAGCCATAGGTAAATTCCTTGGTGGTATTATACGTAATGGTGATTTAAATCAATTAATGAAAATAATCAACACAGGATTAATGGGTGGTTTAATAGCTAAAGTAACAGGATTTGTTAACAAGTTAGGTAAACTTACAGAAAACGCCGTTGGTATATTACAAAGTGTAAAAGATGTACTTAAGGCATATGAACAAGAAATACATGCAAAAACATTATTAAAGATAGCTGGTGCTATTGCAATAATGGTAGGTTCATTATGGGTATTATCTAGTATAGATGGTATGGCTTTAACTAAAGCATTAACTGCTATGACTATGGTTATAACTGAACTTATGGTAGCCTTCAAAGTATTAACATGGTTGAGTAAAGATAAAAAGATATTATTAAGAAATTCATTAGCTTTAATTAATCTTTCATTAAGTTTATTAATATTAGGTGCTGCTATTAAAACTATTGCATCATTAAACTTTAAACAAATGTTAACTGGTTTAGTAGGATTAGCTGGTGCTATGGGAGTATTAACTGCAGCTATCTATATGTTACCTAACGATGGAAAGACTAAAAAGAAAGTTAAAGGATTAATTACTTTATCACTATCATTATTAATAATGTCTGTAGCACTAAAGAAAATTGGATCTATGGATATATTATCTATAATAAAAGGATTAACTACAATGTTAATTTCTTTAGGTGGAATGGCATTTATTTTAAGTAAAATGAATCCAGAAGGAGCTTTAAGAAAAAGTATTGCTATGTTAGTTCTAGCTAATTCATTAATAATATTGGCTGGAGCGTTAAAGATACTAGGTTCTATGAGCTGGGGTGAAATCGGTCGTGGTTTAACAGCTATGGCTGGTTCATTAGGAATATTAACTATTGTTATGAATTTATTGCCAAAGAAAGGTAATATATTTAAATCTATAGGTTTATTCGGTGCTGTAGTATCAATGATTGTACTTGCTGGAGCATTAAAGATATTAGCAACAATGAATTGGGAAGATATTAAACGTTCGTTAGTAGCTATGGGCGGAGCATTAACTATATTAGTAGTTGCTATGAAAATATTAGGTTCTAGTATAGGTGGCGCTTTGGCTGGTGCTGGTTCATTATTATTAGCTTCTTTTGCTTTAATTGAATTAGCATTAGGTTTAAAGATATTAGCATCGATAAATCCTAAGAAGATGGCTACTGCTATATTAGGTTTAGCAGCTGCTTTAACTGTATTAGGTATAGCTGGAGCATTATTAAGCAAAGTAGCTGGCGGATTGTTAGCTGTTGCTGGAGCTGCTGCTTTATTTGGTGTTGCTGCTGTATTATTAGGTACAGGTCTAACATTAATAGCCGCTGGTATATCTGCATTAGCTTTAGCATTAAGTGCTGGTACTACTGCTATAGTTGCTGGTTTATCTGCTATTATATTAGGTATAGTAGGATTAATACCAGAAATTGTAAAAACATTAGGCTTAGCTATTGCAGAGTTCTGTAAAGTAATTATAGAATGTGCTCCATTAATAGCTAAAGCTTTAGGAACAGTATTACTTGAAGCTGTTAAAATGCTTAAAGACTTTGTTCCACCAATTGTTACTGCTATATTAGATTTAGTTATTCAAACTATAAGAGCTGTAACAGATAGAGTTCCAGAATTAATAATGTCTATTGCAGAATTATTAAGTGCTATATTTAAAGGATTCATGGAAGCTCTACAAATACTAGATGCTAAAACATTACTTGGAGGAATAGCTTGTATAGGAATGCTTGCTGTTATATTCCAATTATTAGCAGGGTTAGCTATAACTGCACCTTTAGCCGCTTTAGGTGTTGTTGCTTTTGGAGCATTGCTTATTGAATTAATGGGCGTTTTAGGTATCGTTGCTAAATTTAAAAATATGGTAGCAGGTATTAAAGATGCTGGTGAAGTATTAGAAGCAGTTGGAACAGCTGTTGGAAGATTCATAGGTGGTATCGTAGGAGGATTCGGATTAGGTGTATCTGATTCAATGCCTCAAATCGCTACAAATTTATCTGACTTTATGACAAATTTACAACCATTCTTAGATGGAGTATCTAAAGTAAAACCTGATACAGTAATAAGAATGGGTTCATTAGCTGCTGGTATATTAGTATTGACCGCTGCTAACTTTATAGCTGGTTTAGGAAATCTATTAAGTCTTGGTAATTCATTACCTAAACTTGGTAGAGATTTAAGTCTATTCATGACTAATGCTAAACCATTTATAGATAGCGCTATATTAATTAGCCCTAACATGATGCAAGGTGTTCAAGCATTAGCCGGTGCTATAATGGTATTAACTGGTGCTCAAGTATTAAAGAGTATATCTAGTTTATTTACTTGGTTTACTGGCGATAATTCGTTTGAAAAATTTGGTAATGAAATAGCTAGTCTTGGTACTGGTATGAAAAACTTTGCTAAAAATCTTGGTACATTCTCTGATAGTCAAGTAACATCTATATCTGCTGCTTGCGAAGCTATATCCGCATTAGCTAAAGCCGCTAAACAAATTCCTAATGAAGGTGGTTTATGGGCTGGTTTAGTTGGAGATAATAGTATCGGAAAATGGAGTGAATATTTACCTCCATTAGGAAAGAACTTAAATATTTTCGTTAAGAATTTAGGAACTTTCTCTGATTCTCAAGTGGGTGCTGTTACTGCTGCTGGAAATGCTATTAAAGGCTTAGCGGAAGCTTCTAAACAAATACCTAATGAAGGTGGTTTATGGAGTTGGATTGCTGGTGATAATAGTATTGGTAAATTTAGTGAATATTTACCAGAAGTAGGTAAGAATTTAGCTGGTATGGCTACACAACTTCAATCGTTTACAGAAGAACAAGTTGGTAGTATAAAGAATGCAGGATTAGCTATTGCTGCTCTTGCTGAAGCTGCTAACAAAATACCTAATACTGGTGGTATAGTGTCTTGGTTTACAGGAGATAATGACATTTCACAATTTACTGATAAATTACCAGGAGTAGCCACTAACTTAAAGAACTTCTCAAAGAATCTTGGTTCATATTCTGAATCATCTTCTAAATATGCAGGATTTGCGGGAGAAGCCATTTCAGCATTAGCAAGTGCTGCTAACAAAATACCTAATACTGGTGGTATAGTGTCTTGGTTTACAGGAGATAATGATATTTCTAAATTCTCAGATAAATTACCTAGTGTTGGTACTATGCTTAAGAATTTCATAAGTAATCTTGGATCGTTTACAGATTCTCAGGTTACAGCTACAGATTGTGCTGGTCAAGCAATTGCTAGATTAGCAGAAGCAGCATCAAAAGTTCCTAATGCTGGTGGTTTATGCACTTGGTTTACTGGCGAAAGCGATATTTCGCAATTTGCTGGTAAATGGCCTGGTGTTGCTACTAAATTAACTGAATTTGTTACTAATTTAGGAACATTTACCCCAGAACAAGTTGCAACAGTCGATTGTGCTTCAAACGCTATTGTTAAATTAGCAGAAGCAGCTAAGAAAGTTCCAGCTGTTGGAGGATTGGTTTCTTGGTTTACTGGAGAGAGCGATTTATCCGCATTTGCCGGTAAATTTCCAAGTGTTGGTACAAATTTAAAGAACTTTGTTACTAATTTAGGAACGTTTACAGATGAGCAAGTCACAACCGTAGATTGTGCTGCCAAAGCTATACAAAAATTCTGTGAAGCAGCAGATGCATGTCCTAAATCTGGTGGATTAGTATCTTGGTTTACTGGAGATAAAGATATATCTAAAGTAACAGATAAACTTCCAGATGTTGCTTGGGGTATTAAAGAATTCTCTAATAAAATTGGTAAGTTTAGTGATTCTGAAGTAGCTAGTATAACAGCCGCAACAGAAGCTTTAAAACGTATAACATATTTTGCAAATGATGTAAAAGATGTTGACGATCTTGAAGATAGGGCTGATGGATTATCTGATGTTGCCGATGGAGTTAAAAACTTTGTAGAAGGTTTGGCTAAAATATCTTCTGAAAATGCAGAAAACGCTAAAAAGAATGCACAAACATTCTATGATTTAACTACTCAATTAGCATCAATGAATCTTGATTCTATGAAAACTCTTGGCGATTCAATGAAGAATATTGGTGAAAATACAGTTGAGAAATTTATTTCAGCATTTAACGGAGAAGATCCAAAAACCAAACTATCACAAGCAGTTAGGGACTTAGTAACCAAACTAATAGATACTTTAGAAGCTAAACGTGTCGATGTTGAATCTAAATTTACATCTATAGTCACTAGTACGTTAGACAAATTAAATGAATCAACAATGATAGACAAAATGAAAACCGCTGGTAAAAACTTTGCACAAGGATTTGCTGATGGTATTGAAAATAATAGATATTTAGCAGTAGATGCGGGTACTCATTTGGGTAACGATGCCTATAATGCTGCTAAAAGAGCTATTGATGCTCATTCACCATCTAAGAAAGCTCATAAATTGGGTAATTTCTTTGGCTTAGGATTTGTAAATGGTATTCACGAGTATACTTCAGACGCTTATGGTGAAAGCTATAATATGGCCGATGAAGCTCGCAAAGGTTTAAGCAATGCTATATCTAAAGTTAATGATATTCTTAACGATGGTCGTACTAATCAACCTACTATTAGACCAGTACTAGACTTAACAGATGTTGAATCTGGAGCTGGTAAAATTAATGGATTATTCAAGAATGTTAATGTTGGTGGCAACTTAAATGCTATCACTGTTGGAATGAGATCAAAAGGTCAAAATGGAACCGCAAATGATGTAGTTTCAGCAATTAATAAATTAGGCTCTAATCTTGGATCTACTGGTGATACTTATAACATTAATGGTATTACATATGATGATCAAAGTAGTGTTTCTGAAGCAATTCAAACATTAATTAGAGCTGCAAATATAGAAAGGAGGTCGTAATATATGCCTTTAATAGATGGAAAATGGCATGTTGTTAGAGGAGATTGTATGTGGAACATAGCTAAAGCTGTGTATGGTGATGGTCGTAAGTGGCCAACTATAGCTGATGCCAATGGTGTTCCTAGAAGCAATCCAGTAATATATCCTAATCAGGTATTTACTATTCCAGGTATTACGACCCCTACTCCTGTTCCTGCTCCAGCTCCTCAGCCTCCAGTTGTAAGAGTACCAACTATCAACTGGTTTGCTTTGGATGCTGGTACTACTAGGAGTATGTTTTGTACGTGGACATTTGATCGTGCCAATACAAAAAATTATGAAGTAAAATGGGAATACGATACAGGTGCTGGTGGATGGCGTATAGGTGCACAAGGTACTACAACTGATAAACAATCCGGTTATAGTGCTCCTGAGAACGCTAAGAAAGTTAGGGTATCAATAACACCTAAATCTGATAACTGGTCTGATGGGCAAACAGCTAGCAGAGAATATGACTTTTCTAACAATCCACCAGAATTACCTCCTAGCCCATCGTTTGAAATTGATGAAACAGATGTTATGACTATTGAAATAACAAACATCCAAGACACTATAAATGCTGATTCAATAGAATTCGCAATTTATCAGGACGATACTTTTAAATATAGAACTGGAACAGCTACTATTAATCAAGAAACTAGGTATTGTAAATTTACAACTACTGTTGATCCAGGTCATAAATATAAAGTAAGATGTAGAGCTGTCAGAGGTACTATATATAGTGGATGGACTGATTATACCGATAATGAGTTATCTACTCCAGTAGCACCTTCTGATATAACTACGTTACGTTCACAAAAAATTAGTGAACAACAAGCAGTACAATATGCTGTATTTGTTGAATGGCCAGATGTACCATCAGCTAAAAATTATTTAGTCGAATGGGCTACTAATATTGAATATTTCGATACTGGTGAAGCTTCTAGTCAAACAACAGAAGAAGGAGCAGGACCTAGATTACTTGTAACAGGTATAGAATTAGGCCATGAATATTTCTTTAGAGTTGCTTCTCTTAACGAGAAAGGTAAATCTAAAACTTATACGCCTATTAAATCTGTTAAATTAGGTACTAGGCCAGCTGCACCTACAACATATAGTAATGTCAATTCTTGTATTCTAGGAGAAGATTTAAAACTTTACTGGATACATAATTCTACAGATGGCTCTATCGAAACCACAGCAAGAATTCATTTTACAATAATTGATTCTGCTCATCCAGAATTACAACCTATGGAAATCATAAAAGTAATTCCTAATGATAGACCAGAAGAAGAAAAAACTAAAACAAGTGTATATGTAATTAATACCGATGATCCAGAATGGGCTACCGTTGGTGCTGGATACATAATTAAATGGAAAGTTCAAACTGCCGGAGTTATTGCTGAATATAGTGAATGGTCAGTTGAACGCGAAGTTAATGTTTATGCTCCACCAGAATTATCTTTAGATGTATTAGACAATAATGGTAATTCTATTGAAGAAATTAATAATTTTCCATTCTATATATCTTTATTATCAGAACCACCTGCTCAAACCCCTATAAGTTATTACATAGAGGTTGTAGCTCTTCAAGCTTATCAAACTGTTGATGAGGTCGGAAAGGTCAAAATGGTTAGTATTGGTGATAAAGTATATCAAAAATATTATGACCCACAAGATAATCCATGGAGATTCTTATTAGAAATGACTCCGGGTAATATAGATTTAGAGAATAATATACAATATGCTATTAACGCTACTGTATCGTTAAACTCTGGTTTAAGTGCTTCTAGCACCAAAACCATATCTGTATACTTTGATGAAGTGTTCTATGATGTATTTGCTGAAGTTATAATTAATAAAGATACTTATGAAGCTTCAATTCATCCATACTGTAATCAATACGATGAAGTAGAGGGCGAAATAGTAGCTTCTTTAGTTGAAAACTGTACTTTAGCTGTATATAGAAAAGAATATGATGGAACTTTTACATTAATTGAATCTGGTATTGCAAATGAAGATAATTTATTTGTAACAGACCCCCACCCTTCTTTAGATTATGCTCGTTATAGAGTAGTAGCAACAATGAATGATACAGGAGCTATTAGTTATGCTGATATTCCACCTGTAGAATACAAAGAATCTGCTATTATTATTCAATGGGCTGAAGAGTGGTCATCATTCAATTCTGACAATGAAGGTTCTGGAGTTGTTGAACCAGCATGGTCTGGATCGTTATTAAAATTACCTTATAATATAGCAATTTCTGAAAATAACAATATGGATGTATCTTTAATTAATTATGTTGGTCGTAAAAGACCAGTAAGTTATTATGGAACACATCTTGGAGAATCTGCTACATGGAATGTTGAAATTCCTAAAGACGATAAGGAAACTTTATATGCTATTAGAAGATTATCTATATGGACAGGTGATGTTTATGTTAGAGAACCTTCTGGTACTGGTTACTGGGCTAATGTTAGTGTATCATATAGTATTAAATACTCTGATTTAATAATACCAGTAACAATAACTATTACGAGAGTGGAAGGAGGTATTTAGTATGATTGATTGGTCTGAATCAATGCAACAGACTTTTGAATACTATGAAGTAGATCCTAACACTTGGAAGGATAAAAGATTACTAGATTTTGTTAAATCTAGTTCAATTAATAGAGATAGCGGAACTGAAACTCTCGGTTCTGCCTCTATTGATATTGATAATACATTAGGCGAATGCTACATTAGAATTTATCTTGTAGCAAGTCAAAATGGAGTAAAAGAAAAGATACCATTAGGCATATTTCTGGTTCAAACACCATCATCAAGCTTTGATGGTAAAGTTAGAACAGTATCTATGGATGCATATACTCCATTATTAGAACTAAAAGAAAAACCTACACCATTAGGTTATGCTTTATTAAAAGATGATAATATAATGGAACAAGCTTATATGATTGTAAGAGAAAATTGTAGAGCACCAGTTGTTAAGACTGAATCTGATAAATTATTACAAAGTAACTTTGTTGCAAACAATGGAGATACTTGGTTAACATTTGTAAGAGATTTAATAGCTCAAGCAAAATTCGAATTACAATTAGACGAAGAAGGAAAAATAATGTTTGCTCCTAAACAAACAGTGGATGAATTACAACCTGTTTATACTTATAATGATGATAATAGTTCAATACTATTACCGGAAGTAAGTTTAAAGCATGATATTTATGGAATACCAAATGTGGTAGAAGTAATATGTTCTACTGGTACTGAAGTATATTATGCACAGGTTAAAAATGAAGATCCTAATAGTCCTACTTCAATACAAGCTAGAGGTAGAGAAATAATATATCGTGACACATCACCAAATCTTCCTGGATTTCCAACAAAAGAACAAATTGATGAGTATGCGGAGAATTTATTAAAAACATTAAATTCTGTTGAATACCAAATTAGTTATTCTCATGGTTATTGTCCAGTTAGAGTTGGAGATTGCGTACGTTTAAATTATACTAAAGCCGGTTTAATCGGTATTAAAGCTAAAGTAATATCTCAGAATATTAAATGTGATTCTGGATGTACAGTAAGCGAGACTGCAATATTTACTAAAAATTTATGGAAGGAGAGATAATATGAAATTCTATTTAATTAAATACAGAGTT